GGACAACCTGTGGGTAACTCAAGGGTATCCACAGGGTGTACACAAAAGGACACACAGGTTATCCACAGGGTTCTTGAGGGTGCAAGTGTGTGAGCCTAAGAAGTACCCTCAGGAGCCACCCAAGCCACACCCAAGAACCACCCAAGTGTTACCAAGCCACACTACACAGGTGTTACCAAAGCACCCAAGTGTTACCAATAGAGACTAGACTAATGTCTAATGGTAATCCTGAAAGCCAGTAATGACGAGGGTTTCCAAAGTTGGCACGGTGTCTGCATATACTACGGAAACACACAAACAAACGAGGAACACAACATGACTACTTGGACAACATTTGAGACTATCGACGAGTCACAGAACTGGAATGAGTTCTACATTGATCGCTTAGGCGTTCATCAGTACCGTCAGGACGAGCGCACACGGTTCAAGCTTGAGCGTGTAGAGTCTGGTCAGTGGCGAGTCATCGACTTTGAAGAGGACGAGCACACTAACCCGACACCTATGTATCAAGCGATCCGTTGGGTTGCCGGTCGGGTGCTCTACGGAGCTTGACAATATCAACGGGAGGCTTTAGGGTCTCCCTCAATCGTAGGTTGGCCGAACGGTCAGGCGACGGTCTGCAAAACCGTTTAAGCGGGTTCGACTCCCGCACCTACGTCCATTTTTCATAACACAGCCTGAGGAGGCACATATCATGAGAAAGATTGAGAAAGAAATGAACTACGCAATATCGCAAGGCCGCAACTGGTCATCAGCTAACACGATGGTCAGGGTTGAGCCTGAGACTCGCTTGCGTAAAGTGTACCTGCACGGGCATCACATCGCTGACGTTGACGTATACAGCAGTGGTTGGGGTTGGTCTGGTCACGTCAAGCCGAACCTTGAGACGCTCGCTGACTGGCCTACCAATACGACCAAGTCACGCCTGAGAGCCCTTGGGGTTGATGTCTACACACGCAACCACACCACATACGTTGATGGAGTACCAGTAGTATGAAAACACTACACACAGCAAGATTTGAGGTCGGCATACACGACGACCGCAAGCACGGTTGGTTCGAGCATAACGAGCTAGGCGACGAGTGCGGAGGCGGTCTCTGGTTCGACAATGACGGAGCGTTGATCGACTATGACGGCGTGTACGAGCTACCCTCTGAAGTAGTTCAGGCTCTAGCCACAGAAGGGTTTGACGTGACGTATTGCACGGAGACAGACAATGACTGACCATGAACAACAGTACGACCCACAGCTTCAGTGGGTCATTGAGGAGGTGATCTTTGCGATCACTCAACAGAAGCAGACTGATGCTGTCTGGTTTGACGTCTACGAGACGATCACCGGCTCGACAGCAGATGAGGCTTGGGACGAATACCAACTGCAACAGCGAATGGATGCAGAGGGTGAAGCACGATACGAACAGGAGCAATATGATGCAGAACGACTTTATGACTGACCTTGAGGTCGATATCTACCTGTCTTGCGTTAATTTGGCGAAAGACATTAACGAGGAGCTTAACAGCATCGACGAGATGCTTGACATAGCTCTGTTTGATATCTTTTTGGAGTATGTACATGATTAAGCGAATCCATGTGAATCAGCACAACATCCGTGCTAACAGCAAAGGCGAGGATCTTCCGATCTTCACCGTCAAGACCTACAAAGAGAACCTTAAGGGAGATCGTGTCGTCATTAAGGGCGACTCTGAACTTGTCTACAGCCCTGACAAGCCTCTCTCATGTGGTGCAAAGGTCTGGATTGAGACAGAGGCAGACGTTGACGTTTACTTTGGCAACTGGAGGGTTACACGATGAACTTTGACGACTACAAATACAAAAGCGATTTGAACGACTACGTCAAGATCGACGAGCAGGACTTTGTTATTGTTCAAGAGTACACAGGTTATCGGACGATGGTCGTCACAGCCTCAAGCCTTCAAGATGCGATTGACCAGATTGAAGCAAAGGACGAGACTAACGTACACACATACGCAGAAGACGACCAAAACAATGTCCACGGGAGAGTTGTCAGCGCAAAGGTCATGGATTATGAACAAAGTACCACCAGTCGAGCGTGACCTACTCACAGGAGGTCTCACGATGTCCTGTGCATCGCTCTGGTGTCAATTCCTCTCTGAGGAGTTCGATTGGCAGGGTAATAGGTCACTATCAGAATATTACAAACGTCGAGCACAGGAGCTTTCTGTGGCTCCTAGCGGCTCTTTACATGATCGTCGGCTAGAGGAGGCCATCAAGACATGGAAACGATGAACTTATTCAACCTGATGGTCATCTTGACAGGTTGGACAGTAGCAATGGGTGTTGGTGCTTTTCTTGCATGGTTATTTTACGAGAGGCATGATGACTGAACGACAGGAAGATCAAGCAGTCTCTGAGTTGATTGTTGTCTTGACGCTCTTAGGGACTGCTTTAGTGGCTGTGGTAACAGTCTGTTTGATTGAAGGTATATACTTAAGTATTAAAGATTTCTTAGAGGACTAAACGATGAGATGTAGAGCGTGTAATGTTGAACTGAGTGACTATGAGTCGACCTTGAAAGACAGCCAAGGTGATGGTTACTTTGATCTGTGCTTAGAGTGCTTGACTGCAACTAGACAAGCAGTGTTTGACTCTGAACTCAAAGGAGAGTATAATGTTACTAAAGAGTACCAAGGTTCTTCAGAAGAACCTGAGGACTAATATCAAAAGGACTAACATTAAGAAGAAACTTAAGTACACCTTAGAGTACAAGGAGTTTCGTCAAGAGGTAAAAGAATTATGTTGAATGATGTCTCAACTTCAATTATACTATTAGAATTACGGAACAGAGTCTTTGACCAGATCGACGACCCTGAACCGCAATACGATGCCTTGCTGTCGACCATGTCGGGCAAGCATCTTTTGGAACTAGGTGCGGCTCTGCAAGACATCCGCATCGCAACACCTGAACCTAAGGAGGTCAGATAATGTCTGTAATTAATGGTACTGTCGCTTTTGCTAACCTAGCAGAGCATGAAGTCTACAACGGCCAATCAACTGGCAAATACTCAATCGTCCTTGCCCTTGACGAACCTGAAGCTGAGAAGCTGAAGGCGGAAGGCGTCAAGATCCGTGAGTACAAGAATATCCCACAGCGCAAGTTCGCTACCAAGTTCGACGAGTTCCCTGTCATTGACAATGATGGTGAGCCTGTGAGCAAGGCGTCTGTACGCTACGGTGACAAGGTGCGTATCAAGTACAACCTTGGCAACCCTCATCCTGTCCACGGCACTTCTGTGTACTTACAGGCTGTCCGTGTTGTCGAGAAGGGGGAGATGGACATTGAGGACGATGGAGAGTTCTGAGTTCCTAGGCCATCAAGGGTGTAACAAGTGCGGGAGCAGTGATGCTCTCGCTACTTACTCAGATGGTCATGGGTATTGTTTTAACTGCCTAACTCATTTCAAGGAGGTCGACGGATTGGAAGCTATTGAAAGCAATGTCGTCAACTACAATAAGCCTGTCGAAATGTACGGTACACCAATGGCAATCACAGATCGTCGGATATCTCTCGACACTGTGAAACGCTACGGTGTAACGTCAGACGATACAAAGCAGTATTACCCGTACTACGATAAGGACGGTAAGCTGATTGGCTCCAAGGTTCGCACAGTGGCGACCAAGGATTTCAGCACTCGTGGTGATATGCGTCACAATGTCCTGTTCGGTCAGCAACTGTTCAAGTCAGGTGGTCGGTACGTGACTGTCGTCGAGGGTGAACTGGACGCACTGGCCGCTTATGAGATGCTTGGGTCACGCTATTCTGTGGTCTCAGTGTCCAAGGGTGCGGGCGGTGCAGTCAAGGACTTCAAGCAGAACCTAGAGTGGCTTGAGGGTTTTGAGAATGTCGTCATCTGTTTCGACAATGATCCTGCAGGTCGTGAGGCCGCTGAGAAGTGTGCTCAGGTACTCAGCCCTAACAAGGCCAAGATCGTCACGCTAGGGGCGTTTAAGGACGCCTCAGACTACCTTAAGAACAACAAGGTCAGACAATTCACTGCTGAATGGTGGGAAGCGAAAGCCTACCGCATGACCGGGGTGATTACCCTTGAGGATGCTTGGGGTGACTTTATCAAGCGTGGCACAGAGGAGGTCATTCCCTTCCCTGAGTCATTCGGGATGCTGAACTCCATGTTGAACGGAGGTGTTGCCGCAGGAGAGATCACCGTCATCGGTGCACTCACGTCTGTTGGTAAGACCACTATGGTCAACGAGATCGCCTATCACTTCTGGAAGAATACCAGTAAGACGATTGGCTGTGCGTTCCTTGAGGCATCCAATGGTGAAGCTGTAGAGAGTCTCTTGACTGTACACACAGGACACAATCTGTCTCTAGAGGATCGTAAGAACATTGACTACGATCAACTGCGGACAGACATCATCACTGATGGTCGGATCTTACTGCTAGATCATAACGGTGCTGTCGATACCGATGAGTTGTTCTTGAAGCTCCGTGCGATGGTCAAAGGCAATGGTTGTGACGTGTTGATTATCGACCCGTTACAGGCGGCAGTCACTAGCAACAGCAACGAGACCATTGATGAGTTCATGGATCGGTTGCTCAAGCTAGCCAAGGAGACCGATGTGTCCATCATTGTGGTCAGCCATATGCGCAAGCCTAGTCTGACGAATCCACACAATGTCAACGAGTACGATCTGAAGGGCTCAGGCTCTATTAATCAGATCGCATTCAACACGATTCTGTTGAGTCGTGACAAGATGGCAGAGGACGAGTATGCACGGAACAGCACACAAGTGCAGGTCGTCAAGTGTCGTCGCACAGGCATTACAGGATCGGCAGGTTGGTTGTACTACAATGCATTAACTGGTAGACTAGAAAGAGGTGAGAAGCCAGAGATCCGTGAAGCAAACAACATTGAGGAGTTTTAGTGCGTTTATTCTTTGACATTGAAACAAACGGTCTTAATCCGTCAGTCATCTGGTGCATATGTGCCATCAAAGGTGACGAGATGATTACGATTGAGATGCCAGACAAACAGACATGGGAGTGTCTAATGGAGGGCGTTACGGAGGTTATCGGACACAATATTATCCGTTATGACATTCCCGTTGTTGAGCGTTTGTTAGATGTGTCGATAGAGTGCAAAGTTACTGACACATTGGTGATGTCACGTTTATACAATCCACAATTAGAGGGAGGACATTCACTTGCCGCATGGGGTGAGCGTCTAAACTTTCCAAAAGGAGACTATCATGATTGGTCTGCGCTTACGCCAGAAATGGTGGAGTATTGTAAGCAAGACGTTAGCGTTACTCAACGACTATACGAGAAACTCAGTGGGCTTCTTAGTGAGTTTGGAGATAACAGCATTGCTCTTGAGCACTCAGTACAACGTGCAATTACAACTCAAATCCAGAACGGTTGGCTCTTAGATGAGCGTAAGGCTACTGACTTAGTAGCAGAACTAAAGGAGAAACAATATGATCTTGAAGAAGCCGTACATGAAAAATTTCGTCCACTACCTACCTTTGTCAAGGAGATTACTCCAAAGTACAAGAAAGAGGGTTCGCTTTCGTCGGTGGGGCTCAAGTTCCTAGGCGACAACTGGACGCAAGTAGGCGGCCCCTTCTCTCGCATTGACTGGCCTGAGTTCAACTTAGGATCTCGACAGCAGATCGGGAGGTATCTTAGGCTCTTTGGTTGGAAACCAGAGAAGTTTACGGAGACTGGTCAGGCTATTGTCGACGAGAAGACATTGGAAGCTGTTACTGATATACCTGAGGCTCAGCTTATTGCGGAGTATCTCATGGTTGGCAAGAGGATCGCACAAGTCCAATCATGGCTTGACGCAGTCGAGGAGGACGGTCGAGTGCATGGACAGGTCAACGCCATTGGAGCAGTCACAGGACGTATGACGCATAGCTCGCCCAACATGGCACAAGTTCCTGCCGTAGGAGCCCCCTATGGTTACGAGTGCCGTGCTTGTTGGATTGTTCCAGAAGGTCACAAGCTAGTAGGTGTGGACGCTTCAGGGCTAGAGCTTAGGATGCTTGCTTCATTTATGAACGACAAGGAGTACACTAATGAAATCCTTAACGGAGATATTCATACAACAAACCAAGTCAATGCAGGCTTGTCTACACGGGCTCAGGCAAAGACATTTATATACGCCTTCCTCTACGGAGCAGGAGACGCTAAGATCGGCTCTATTGTGGATGGAAGTCAGAGGACTGGAGCGAGACTTAGACAACGCTTTCTCGAAAATACTCCCGCACTTGCAGAGCTTAGAGAAAGAGTCTCAA